AAAGGAGCGAAAGTGAGTGATGTTAAAATTGCCTATGATCGCTCCGACATCCGGGATATTCTCAAAGCATTCAAAGCGATGGATGAGCAAGCAACAGATGAAGCAAGAACTCAGTCTTCGGCTTTGGCGTATTTTGCATCTGAAGAAATTAAAGCAACAGCTGCATCAAGAACTAAATCAGGTAAAGCAGTCCAGAGAGTTGCTAGCGGAGTTAGTATCTCGAAGTCGAGCAAAATCGGTGAGTTCTCATATGGTTTCGCAAGGCAAAAGTTTTCAGGTGGTGCTACAACACAAACCCTATGGGGTGGTTTGGAGTTTGGTTCTAATAAGTTCAAACAGTTCCCTGCATATTCAGGACGGCAAGGCAGAGGTTCAAGGGGATGGTTTATCTATCCAACCCTTCGCAGAATTCAGCCTGAATTAGTGAATAAGTGGGAAGCAGCATTTGATCGCATTCTTAAGGAGTGGGGATAATGGCAACTGGTAATCGCACGCTTAAGTTATCCATCCTTGCTGATGTCGATGATCTAAAGAAGAAGTTAGGTGATGCTGATAATGATGTAAATAAATCCGCATCCAATATAGAAAAGTTTGGCAAGGCTGCCGCTGCTGCATTTGCAGTTGCTGCCGTTGCCGCTGCAGGTTATGCAGTAAAGATAGGAATTGACGGAGTAAAGGCAGCCATCGAAGATGAGCAAGCCCAATTAAGATTATCAAGTGCGTTAAAATCTGCAACAGGTGCTACTGATGCTCAGGTAAAAGCCACTGAAGCATTCATATCTAAAACTCAATTAGCAGCGGGTGTTGCCGACACTGAATTGCGTGGATCGATGCAACGCCTTGCAGTATCTACAAAAGATACAACTAAGGCACAAGAATTATTAACTTTAGCCCTAGATATTTCAAAGGGAACTGGCAAGGATCTTGCATCAGTATCTGAAGCACTAGCCAAAGCCTATGAAGGACAAGACACCAAATTAGCCAGGTTGGGAATTGGTTTATCAGCTGCTGATTTGAAGACTATGGACTTCACAAAAACTACAGAGAAGTTATCTGAGTTATATGGTGGCGCAGCATCTCGAAACGCTGAAACCTTTCAAGGCAGAATGGATCGTTTAAAACAAGCATTTGAAGAAGGCAAAGAAAGTATCGGTAATGCCCTGCTTCCTTATATTGAGAAGTTAGTTGATATTGTTGTAAATCAAGTTATCCCAAATCTTCAAAAATTTGCTGCCTACTTTGATCCAATCAAAAAGGCTATTATGGATAACAAAGAAACCTTTCAAGAGTTTGGTCAATTCCTTCAAACATACATCATTCCTATTTTGGTTGATGGATTAGGTAATGCACTAAAGGCAATTGGCATTATCGCTGGTGGAGTTATCAATGTTGTCGGCAGTGTTATTGAAGCAGTTCAAAAAGCCGTATCCGGTGCAATCTCAGCAATCAATGCAGTAATCAATGCCTACAACTCAATTCCAATTCTTCCTAATGTTCCCACAATTGGTGGATCTGCAGCCGTAACAAGTGCAGCAACTGCAACGGCTACTGCATCAACGGCTACTACAACTGCAACTGCAGCACAACAAGCCAGCGCAGCGGCAAGAGCCGGAACTACAGTAAATAACATTACAGTTAAGGCAGTCGATGCCGAGGGTGCATCAAGAGCGGTTGCAAAAGTATTAGCGGAGAGTTCAGCAAGATCAGTTCCAGCATTAACTAATCGAGCCATTCGAGGCGATTAATGACCCAGTTCACTCCAGAATGGAAATTAGTAATTGCTGGCGTTGAATATACCGATGTGGCTATCTCAGATATTTCTCATGAGGCTGGTCGCACAGATATTTACCAGCAACCTAATCCCGGATATATCCAGGTTGATCTAATTGCATTAAACAATCAAACCTACGACATCCAGGTAAATGATGGATTAACCCTTCAACTAAAAAATACCAGTGGCATTTATGTTTCAATCTTTGGTGGCAACATCACAGATATAACAATTGCAGTTGGTGCTACTGGATCAGTCGGCACAGTTCTTAACTATTCAATCATCGCACTTGGTTCTTTGGCTAAATTAGCAAAGATCATTACTACTGGAGTTTTATCTCAGGATGATGACGGCGATCAGATTTATGCTTTATTGAGCCAGTATCTATTAAATAACTGGAATGGCTTACCAGCAGCTGAAACATGGGCTACTTACAATGCCACTGAAACATGGGCAAATGCTGCGAATATAGGACTTGGAGAAATTGATCGTCCTGGTCAGTATGAAATGGAAAACAGAACTAGCGCCGAAGATACGATTTACAATGTGGTTTCATTAATTGCGAACTCAGCATTCGGATATTTATATGAAGACAATAATGGCGATATTGGATATGCAGATGCTGCTCATCGCCAAAATTATGCAGCTACAAATGGCTTTGTTGAAATCTCAGCAAACACTGCTATTGGATCAGGATTAGCCACAAAGACCCAGATCGGCGATGTTCGCAACTCAGTAGCCATTAACTATGGAAACAATTACGGATCTCAAAAAACTGCATCTGATGTAACTTCAATTGGAACTTATGGCTACAAAGCCGAAAGCATCAACTCAACTATCCATGATGCAACAGATGCTCAGAATGTGGCTAATCGATACATTTCACTTCGTGCTTATCCAAAGCCAAACTTCGATAGCATCACATTCCCAATTACTAACCCAGAATTAGACGATACTGACCGAGATGCCCTATTAGGCGTATTTATAGGTCAGCCTATTAGGATCACAGATTTACCTGCTCAGATAGCCACTGGAGGCTTTTTTGAGGGGTATGTAGAGGGATGGAACTGGAGCACATCATTTAACCAGTTATATCTAACAATTAACCTGAGCCCAATCGAATTCTCTGCCGTATTCCAATCATGGTCAGAGGTCAATGCTTCAGAGGCTTGGAACACATTATCAGGTACAATTACCTGGCAAACAGCGATAGGAGTAATAGCGTAATATGGCAAATACAACCAACTTCGGGTGGGAAACACCAGACGACACCGATTTAGTTAAAGATGGTGCACTGGCGATCAGAACCCTTGCTGGATCAATCGACACATCCTTCGCTGGATTAACAGTCAATGCTCAGACTGGCACAACTTACACAGTGGTATTGGCTGATGGTTTAAACAAGATCATTACAATGGATAACGCATCAGCGAATGCGCTAAAGATCCCAACTGATGCTTCAGTAGCATTCCCAGTTGGAACAGTATTAAATGTTTATTGCAAAGGTGCAGGAACTACAACAATTTCAGCGGTAACTTCAGGAACTACAACAATCACTTCTGCGGGAGCAGTTGCAGCATCACCAACAGTCGCTACAAAAAAGGCTGCTAGTTGTGTGAAAATTGCTGCTGACAGTTGGATCGTGGTGGGCGGAATTGCCTAATTTAATTTTAGGAATTTTTGCTGGTGGTGGTGTTAAGCCTCCACTATCAATTGATTATTTAATTGTAGCAGGTGGCGGTGGCGGTTCTAATGGTGGTGGTGGTGCTGGTGGTTTATTGTCTGCTTCAAGTTATTCACTTTTAGTAAGTACAAATTACACAGTAACAGTTGGCGGTGGCGGATCAGGTGCTAAAGACAGCAGAGGATCAACTGGTAACAATTCAATATTTAACACTATTACTGCCTATGGCGGTGGCGGTGGCGGTGGCAATGAAGGTGGCGTAAAAACTGGTGGCAATGGCGCATCAGGCGGTGGCGGTGGTTTCAATAGTACAAATGATTCTGAAAATGTTGCTGGTGGTTCTGCAACACCATCAGGTCAAGGAAACGCTGGTGGAACTGGTAGATATGCTTTAACTCCTATTGGTGGCGGTGGCGGTGGCGGCGCAGGTGCGGCTGGTGCAAATGCAACTCCAAGTTACGGTTCTCTTACAAATGCAGGAAATGGTGGAATTGGTTTACAATCATCAATAACTGGCAGTGCCGTTTATTATGCAGGTGGCGGTGGCGGTGGTGGTCGCAGCGTTACTGTTGGATCAGGCGGATCAGGTGGCGGTGGTGCAGGTTCTACCAGTGCTGTTGGTGGTAATGGAACTGCAAACACTGGCGGTGGCGGTGGCGGTGGCGGTGGCCCAAGCACTTATGCTGGCGGTAATGCTGGATCGGGTGTTGTTATTTTGCGTTATCCTAGCGATTACTCAATTACAATTGGTGCAGGATTAACTGT